CAGAAGGAATAAAAGAAATCTCAATTGAACAATCACTTGCAACTGGTAGAGCATTAGCAGATGCAAAAAAGAATGAAGAACTTCTTGAAGTCATTAGAGCAAAACAACAATTGCAAAGTCAATTGGAAGCAGAGCAACAAAGACAGATTCGAGATGATGTCAGACTTACATTTGAAGAAAGGATTGCAGCAAATGAAGAACTTGGAAGAATACTTGATGAACAGATATTAAAAGAAAAAGCAGTTGCAGATGAAAAGGTGAGAATTGCAGCACTTGAACTATCAACACAACAAGATTCTATTGATTTACAAATCAAATATCAACAAACACTTCTTGAACAAATTGACATTGATGAAAGAATTGCTGGTCAAAGGTCTGAACAACTAACAAATGAAGCATCACTTCAACAAGAAGCATTTGATTTCCAAGTGGAACTTGCAGAGCAGCAAAAAGAACTTGCAGCACAACAACTTGATGTGATACAAAATTCAATCAAGATGGCTGGTGACTTGTTTGAAGAAGGAACTGCTGCATCAAAAGTGTCTGGTGTGGCATCTGCAACAATCGACACATGGAAAGCAGTCAACATGGCTTTGGCATCTGCACCTCCTCCATTGTCTTATGTTAGTGCTGGTTTATCTTTAGCAACTGGATTGAAATCTATTAAAAACATACTTTCAGTTAAAACAAAAAAACCAACCCCAACACCATCTCCAGGTGATGCAACACTTCCATCTGCTGCTGGTAGTGGTGGAGGTTCAGAAGCAATTGCAGACTTGTCTGGTATTCCATCAATAACAGAACAATTCAACAATCAGTTTGCACAAGAAACACCTCCAGTTCAAGCGTATGTAGTAGAACAACAAGTGACAGAAAGTCAACAAATAAACACAATGATTCAACAAAAAGCAACACTTTAAAAACAAGAACAAATGACAAAAATTGTAGAACTGATAATTTCAGAAGAAGAAAAAGAAGACCAAGATGGAGTCTTTGCTATTTCATTAGTTGAAGATCCAGCAATTGATGAATATTGGATTGCATTAAACAAGCAACAAAAGGAATTGAAATTTGCAAAAGTAGATGAAGACAAAAGACTTCTGATTGCACCAGCACTTGTTCCAAACAAACAAATATTTAGACTGGCAGATGATGGTTCTGATTACTATGTGTATTTCTCAAAGGACACAATCAAGAAGTGTTCTGAACTTTACATGAAAAGAAATCATCTTCAATCAGCAACACTTGAACATGAATCAGAAATTGAAGGTTTGTGTGTGGTTGAATCCTGGGTGAAGGATTTTGCAATTGATAAGTCTGTCAAATATGGATTTGAACATTGTCCAGTTGGGACTTGGTTTGTGACAATGCGTGTTGATAATGATGAAATCTGGAACAAAGTCAAAGAAGGTGAAATTCTTGGATTCAGTATTGAAGGATTCTTCACAGATAAACTTCAAGGATTGTCAAGTCAGTCATTGACAGAAAATGAAGGAAAACTTCAGATGGTGAAAGACTTAATCATTGAAGAAGAATCAACTTATCTTGCTGCTTATCCATGGGATGAATGTATTGCAGACCAGATGGCTGAATATGGTGATAAAGAAACTGCTGAAAAAGTATGTGCAGCCATAAAAAACAGAACAATTGCATCTTCTGTCATTCCAAAAGCAAAGGCAATCTTGAATGGTGAAAGGAAAAAAAGCAAATAACATCTATTAACTAACGGAATTACTATTCAAAAAACTAAAAATGGAAAACATTTACAAACAAATGAAAGACTTACTTGGATTCAAGGAAGAACTTTCTGAAGAAACAAGCATGATGGCTGAAGCATATCTTGTCGATGGCACAACAATCAAAACTGATGCAGACAGATTCGAAGAAGGATCAATGGTGTTTGTTGTAGGTGAAGATGATGAAAGAATGGCATTGCCTTCTGGAACTTATGAATTGCAAGATGGTGCAGTCATAGAAGTTGTTGATGGAGAAATCACAACACTTCGTTCACCAGAAGCATCAGAAGATGCAGTTGAAGAAGATATGTCATCAGAAGAAGTTGAAAAGACAGAAGTTGATTTGTCAAACTATATGACAAAGGCTGATGGTTTTGAACTTGGCAAAATGATAACTGAAGCAATTGAATTGAAAGTTTCAGAATTAATGGAAGCACACAACACAGAACTTGAAAAGGTGAAGAAGTTATCTGCTGCCAAAACATTTAAATCAACACCAAAGTCTGTTGCAAAGACTGAAGTGAAAACGAATCTTTCACAAGATGAAAGAATATTTGCAATCTTTAACAAAATAAAAAACAAATAAAATGGCAAATCCTGTTTTAAACGCACCAACTTATGCTGGTGAATTAGCTCTACCATATATTCATGCAGCAGTCGTTTCTGCACCAACATTGCATGGTGGTAACATTACATTATTAGATGGCATTAGATACAAAGCAATCATCCCAAAAATGTCTTTTGGTGCTGGTGCAGCTGCACTTTTAAAAGGTGGTGCTTGTGACTTTGATACTACTGCAACAACTGACTTGGATGAAGCAGTCTTGACTGTTACAGACCAAATGGTTAATCTTCAGTTATGTAAAAAGAATTTCAATACATGGTGGCAAGGTGATGCTTATTCAATCAATTCTGGTGTGCCAGATGATTATGCAGATGCTATCCTTTTATATGTTGCAAAATATGTACAAGCAGATATTGAACACACAATCTGGAATGGTGAAGTAGGTGGTGCAACTGGATATGCAGCATTTGATGGCTTTAAGCACTTATCTGCAAACATTGGAGCTGCAACTGCTTTAGCAAATCCAATTGATGCAAGTGCAACCGTTCTTGCTGGACTTCAAGAAATAATCACAGCAATGCCAGCTGGACTTGTAGGTGATTTTGAAAACACAAACATCTATGTGAATCCTTCAGTTATTTCTGCATACAATCTTGCAGTTGGACAAACTGGTGATGGTTATAATTCAGCAGTAGTAAATGCACCACAAACTAAATTCTTAGGTTATAAATTAGTTTCTTGCCCAGGAATCCCAACTGGTGATGCAATGTGTTCAAGCAAAAACAATCTATTTGTTGGTATTGGAACAGAAGATTCTGATTCATTAGCACAAGCAATTGACATGACCCCCCTTGATGGATCTGATAACTACAGAATCACAATGCGATTTGCAGTTGGATGTGCAATTGGTGAAGGTGCTGACCAAGTATACTTCGTATAATATCGGAATATGAAGGTGGTCTTGATTGACCATCTTCCATTCCTTAATTCTTAAATATAAAAAAAATGGCTAATTGTTTTATTAGTTCTGGTAGAGGGCATTTCTGTCAAGGACAAGTTGGTGGAATCAAAACCATCTTTCTTGCAAACTGGTATCATGCTAACAAAATCACAGATGTGACTGTTGATGCAGACACTGGTATTGTTTCAGCAGTAACAACTGCATCAGCATTAGACTTCTATCAGTTTGATTTGGACAGACAGACAAGTTCTTTCAACCAAACAATCACAACTGGTGGTGGTGGTGCTATAAACTATGAACAAGGACTTGATGTTCACATGAGTCATGATTCACAAGAATCATGGGCAAGAATGCAGAATGTGACTGAAGGTGTATTTCAAGTGATTATACTTGACAATAATGGTGTGTATTATTTAGCTGGTCTTGATAATGGAATCAGCGTGACTGGTGGTACTTATGCACATGGTGGTGATGTAGCTTTCACAGACTATGTTGGATATGTTATGCAGTTAATTGGTTCTGAACCATTTCCAGCATTCAACCTATCTACTACAAGTCCATTCACAGCATTTTCATCTGACTTGACTTTGTCTGCTACTCAATATAATACTGCACAAATATAAGTGCAAAAAACTTAGTTGGTTGATAGAAAGGGTGGTGGTTGATTCCATCACCTTTTTTTTTATATCTTTAGATTATGAAAATAAAAAAAGAATTTATTGGACATACTATCTACAAAGGTAGAGTGAAGATTCATCTTGGTGAAGTGGTGACAGAAGCAACAATGAAAAGATTGATTCTTGAATTTCCTCAATTCCTGGAAGAAGACAAACCAAAAAAGAAGAAGAAAGATGTTGCATCTGAGAAGTAGTAATGGGTATCAAAATGTGTTTTCTTTGGATGTATTTTCAAGGGTATACGCAAACACCGTTTCAAATTTCGGTGAAATAGTACCAAACACAAGACAATACACACCAAACTTCAATTCAGATTATACTGGTTTCACATATTACATAAAACTAATTGACCAACTTTCACAAGAAGTTTATTGGTCAAAATTGTATAGTGATTATCCTGGAAAGAACTATCCAAGAGCAATGCAATTTAAAATATATCTTGATGACTTTGTTGGTGATTATCATATCAACATCAAAACAAATGGATTGTTTGATTATGAAATTTATCTTGGTCAAGATAATGCAACACATTCTGATGATTCATTGATTAATGGAATGGTCACAAATGGAATGGCACTTGTTCACAATGAAAACTTCAAAAATGACTATTTCCAGAATTCTCAAAATGGAGTAGAACCAACAATAATTCCACCATCAATTTCGTACAATGGCTAAAAAGAAAACACCATCAAATGAATATATGTTTGGATCAATGGGTTCAAGTTATTCATTGACAGATTCACAAGAAGTAGAAAAGCGTGGTTCAGACTTCATTTGGTATGGACTTGACAATCTATTCCCACAACATACAATTGAATTATATCAAAATTCTGCAACACAGAATGCATTGGTGAATTCAATTTCAGCTTGGATTTATGGTGGTGGTATTGATGCAGATAACAAAGAACAACATCCAGAAGAATGGGTTCAGTTT